TCTCTAAAATATTTTTTGTTCTTTTTGCTTTTGGATTTTTTATTGTAGTAGACTCATCAACGGCCATCATAGACTTGTGGCAACGTAAAAAGCTAGCCGCATATTTTTTACCTTTTTCTGTGCTAAATGCTTCTACATTCATTATTAAAATATGTAGTTTATGTTCTGATTGATATAATAACTCTAATAGTTCTTTTTGTTTTTTACTTATATTTGATTGCCACAAAACGGTCACATTATCTATATGATCTGGTAAATGTGCTGGCAACTCTTGATTGTACCAGGTCCCTATCACACCTTTTGGTGCAACAATTAAGGCACCATCTACTTTACCTTTATCGTAAAGCATTGATAGATTATCAATTAGGACTTTTGTTTTGCCAGTCCCCATTTCCATAAAATATGCATAAGTATCTTTGTTCCAAGATTTTTCCAAAGCAGTAAGCTGGTGTGCATATGGCTTCTTTTTAAATTTATATCTCATCTTTCTAGTTGACAATATAATGATTCGTCTCTATATTGTCAAGCATGAAAGATGAAAGTACAGTTTATGTAGTACAAGAAATTTCAGGTACCAGAGAAGGTCGCCCTAAATTTAATATTATGGGTGCATCAGAATTTGGTAAACTAAAATTTTTATTGGATGAAAGATCACAAATGATTTTTTCACCAGGACCATTAATTGTTAAACTTAAAAGTCTTTTAAAAGATTTCAAACCTACAGATTACTTGTTATTAACAGGAGATCCTGCTATAATAGGTGTAGTCTGCTGTTTGATATCAGAACAAACAAATGGTAGATACAATCTCTTAAAATGGGATAGACAAGAGAAAAAATATTATCCTATTGAGATTGATTTGTACGGAACAGGAGCAAAGAATGACGATTGATTTTGAGAAAGATCAGGAACAAGTATTGGATAAAACAACCAATATAAATAAACTTGCAGATAAAATTAAAGAGCTGCAAGCACAACAAGAACAACTGCAGCAGCAGGAAGACGCAATCAAACAAAAGAAAAAAGATATAGAATATTTGTCAGGTGAAGTTATACCGACAATGTTATCTGAAATGGGTTTATCTTTTTTAAAACTACAAGATGGATCATCTGTAGAAGTTAAAACAAATTACAGTGCCACAATTACACAAGCTAAAAAAGCTGAGGCATTTAACTGGCTTCGTGAGAATGGCTTGGGCGACATAATCAAAAATGAGATATCCGTGTCGTTCGGTCGTAACGAGGATAACAAGGCGGCTGATTATGCCGAACTTGCAAAGAGTCGGGGTCTTGATCCGATGCAAAAGCTGAAGGTCGAACCCATGACTCTGAAAGCGTTAGTCCGTGAGCGTATGGAGGCAGGTAAAGAAATGCCAACGGAACTTTTCAACATTTTTGTTGGAAATAAAACAACAATAAAAAGGAAACAATAAACATGAGTGAAGTACAAACAAAAAAGAAAAACGAGATCAGCACAAATTTATTTGAAGCTGATGCAGGTCAAGGTTTGAATATGACGCAAGAAGATCTTGCGTTACCATTCTTAAAAGTTCTTGGCCAACTATCTCCTGAGTGTAACAAGAGGGATGCGAAACATGTCGAGGGGGCAGAACCTGGCATGATTATAAATACCGTGACAAACGAGATTTATGATGGCGTAAAGGGGATAGATGTCGTGCCAGTACATTACAAAAGACAGTACATAGAATGGCAAGACAGAGGTGAGAGTCAAGGTGCTCCAGTAAAAATATATGAAGCTGGAGATGACTTACCATCAACTACAAGAGACAAGTTTAATAAAGATAGATTATCAAATGGTAATTATCTTGAAAACACAGCTAGTCACTTCGTGGTTGTTCTTGGTGATAGCCCAACAACAGCATTGATATCTATGAAAGCTACTCAATTAAAAGTGAGTAGAA